TATGTCAGAACAAGGCGTTAATATCCAGATACCAGATAAAAATCACTGGGAAATAGTAAACAACTACAAAATGCAGGGGCTGCTTTTAGCGATAGGTAGGCAGAACGCAAAAATCCTCTCAAAACATAATGGAACAACGGAAGATGAGGAATTTGATGATTTTTTAAAAGCCGCTAACGCGTTTGCGGTAGAACTCCCAGGAGGTGATCAAACCGCGAAAGTAACAGCACTGAAATAGTATTTTAATGAAGTCCGGAACAGCCCGGACTTTTTTATACGCAGTCGTGAAGCGTATCTATATTGTTTGTTGAATAAATAGATTTTATCTATATCTTTGTATCTACAGCATTCCGAGATAACTACCCGGCTGCAATTATGAAAGAAAAGGATAATCACATATCTGACACATCCTCTATTCCTCCAAAACAGAAAAGGTTTTGCGAGGAATATATCATTGATCTCAATGGTCTAAAGGCGGCTATTCGCGCTAAATACTCCACAGCAACCGCTCAACAGCAAGCATCCCGTTTGTTGTCAAATGTTAAGGTTCAAGCATACATAAAGGAATTGATGGATAAACGGTCAGCCCGAACTGAAGTTAAGGCAGATCGAGTCCTGGAGGAATTGGCGTCTGTCGGTTTCGCCAGGATCGACGATTTCCTGAAAGTGGAGGAACAAACCCATACAGAAGTGCTGGGGCTGGACGATGAGGGTAAGCCTATAACAAATACTTGGACCGCTAAAACAGTTGATATTTTCGAGACTGAAAAGGTCGATAAGAAGAAACTCCGCGCTGTAGCATCAATCAAACAGACCAAAGAAGGAATAGAGCTGAAGCTTCATGACAAAATAAAGTCTTTGGAGCTAATAGGGCGTCATTTGGGTATGTGGAGCGAGAAACCTGATGAGGGTGTCAACCTAAACATTATAATCAAAAAGAGCGGTGGTTAATGCCGGTAGTGAACATAGAATTGGATGATGAGATCTTTCTGGAGGTTTACCGCCATCTGGTTCATGATACTGAGTTCTTTGATATAGACTTCTTGTATGGTGGCCGTGACTCTGGTAAGAGCCGGCACATAGCGATGCAGCTGGTTATTGACTGTATGCGGCAAAAGTACTTCAAGTGCCTCCTTGTTAGAAAGGTGCTTAATACAGTGCGAAGTAGCCAATACGACCTAATAAAGTCGGTTATTGATGAGTGGGGGTTAAAACACCTCTTCACCTTCAATGAGACGAGATTAGAGATCATCTGTAAGGCGAATAAGAACGGGTTCTATGGTCGTGGACTGGACGATGTAGGACGTATTAAGTCTTTCAACAATCCGTCTCACTGTTGGATAGAAGAAGGCAACCAAATCACCAGCGAGGACTTCGTAGTTATCCTTACCTCATTGAGGGCCAACCAGCAGGTAAAGACTTGGTTCAGCTTTAACCCAGAGTGTGACGGTAACTATACTGATTTCTGGCTTTACAAAGAGTATTTCGAGCACACAACTAAACTTTCCTTCACCTGGACCAAGGTAATTGACGTACCAGACGTAGGGGAAGTGCCCTTTAAGATCCGAGTTACTCATTCCACATACAAGGACAATCCTTACTGTAAACCACAAAGAAAAGCCCTGTATGAGGGCTATAAGAACAGTAAGAACAATGCCTACTGGTACCAGGTATACACCTTGGGCCTTTGGGGCTTCCGACGTACTGGCGGATCATTCTGGAAGTGTTTTGACGAGATCCAGCACACGAGGAGTGTTGGATATGTGCAGGATGCTCTACATATCACCTTGGATAACAACTCAACGCCATACATTACAGTTGGGATATGGCAGGTAGATATGGCAAATAAAGTGCTTAAACAGATTGATGAGCTGCCATGTGAATATCCAAACAATACGGCCTCCAAAGCAGCTAAAAAGACGCTGGAATGGCTACTAAAGCAAGGACATGAAGGGATTGTCTTTATCTATGGAGATCCTTCAGCAAATGCCAAATCTACAGAGGATGACGAAGGGCGCAGCTTCTTTGATAAATACTTGGGTGAATTCGCTAAAACGCCAGTTCGATATGTAAACAGGGTCGGGAAGTCTGCTCCAGGTGTAGCGATCAGCGGCGGCTTTATAAACGAGATCTACGAGTCAAATTATGAGGGATGGAGCATAGTGATTGACACCAAATGCAGGAAGTCTATTGAGGATTACACAATGACCAAAGAAGATATGAATGGAGGGATATTAAAGACAAAGGAAAAGAATAAGGATACAGGACAAACCTTCGAGAGATACGGTCACTTTAGCGACGCTAAACGCTACTTCATTACAACATTGCTGCCATCGGAATTTGCCACATATAGCACCAGACAGAAGAAGTTTTACGGGTACTCAAACTAAGTCAATGACATACACTTTCGAACAGATTTCAGACATTATAAAGCTCAATCCATCAAAGGGCCGGATAGAGAAGGGGCGCAAGATGGCTGATAAGCTCATGTTGCACGTGCAGGGTGTCGGTATGTCGTCAGCTCTTCCGCGTTGTGACTACTTTGAGAACATTGAGGCATATAAGGTTCGTAAACAGTATGCCATATCCAATAAAGACTTATACAGCCGCCTCCTGCAGCAGGAAGATATGATCTTCAGTGCAAAGGGCGGTTCAACTTCGTTCAACCTGCCGGAAGGCCGGGAAAAGCAGATGAACGCTGTCCTGGAGAATGTGAGGTATGGTATGAGCCTCCGGAAGTGGATACAAACATTTGCTTTGCCGGCATACCGGTGTGATCCCATGGGCGTCTTCCTGATGGAGGTGGAGAAGATGGACCCCAACAGTGTTAATCCCCAGACGCCCAAAACTTACCCTACTTACAAATCCATTTACTCTATATACAATTACGATACCACCGGCCGCCGCCTGGAGCATGTTGCCTTCAGACTGACTGCCGGTGAGGCATTGTCTTTCGGTGTAAAGGATGATGAGCTGAAGCAGTTCACCAAGAATACAAAGACTACTTACTATCGGTTTATTGATGACGCAAAGGATATCATCGTTAAATGGTCGGGTAATGAAGTAGACCCTGTTATGCCGGTAGATGACACCATAGAGAATATCTGGAAGCGTGTGCCAGGGTTTATTATCTCTGACCTCATGCAGTTTAATGATCCGGAATGTTTCCTTTCCCCGCTGGATTATACAACCGAATTGGCAGACTGTTTCCTTTACGACCGCTCCGTACGTGACCTGCAGAAGAAATACCACGGATTCAGCAAGGCAGTTGAGCCGCTTATGACCTGCGGGAAATGCGCCGGCACTGGCTACCTGGCTGGTAAAGCCTGCCCTGATTGTTCGTCCGCAGGTGCTGATAAGGGAACTGGATATAAGATGCAAACAAAAGTGTCCGATGTTGCCCGGTTCCCGCTGGAAATGGCTGAAAGCAGGTTTGACTTCCGCAATTTCTTCGGCTACGTATCACCTGACGTCCAGGGATGGGAGAAGCAGGATACGAGCCTGGCAGACCTGGCAAATTTGATAGAACTCACCTACTGGGGTACATCACAGCCGCAACAGGTGACAGGTGCCAAAAAGGTCCAGGAAGTGCAGGAAACGGCAACTAAGACAATGACCGACCTGCAGCCCCGGTACAGCCGGTTAAACAAAACTGCTGACTGGGCAGAAAAGACAGAAATATTATTCGCAGAATTTATTGGTCAATTCTGGTTCCGGGAAGGGTTCAAGAAAGCGGCTATTGCCTACGGACGCTATTATGTCCTGGAGACGCCCGATCAGCTGATGGATCAATACCTTGACCTGAGAACGAAAGGAGCGCCGGAAAGCGCCCTTTATGAGGCGTTGGAGAAGTATTACCATGCCATCTATCAGAACAGCCCTATGGAGCTGGCATACAGGCTTAAACTGCTGTATGTAGAGCCTTTCCCGCATTTAAGAATAGGAGAGGTAAAGGCAGTGGCTACTGACCAGCTGGATATTAACTGTAAGCTCTACTTCGGAGAATGGTACAGTACCATCTCGGATATAGAGGTGATCGTTACTGACACGAATAAGCTCCGCGAAAAGCTTAAGGAGTTCGTAAAGGCTAAGAATCTGCCAGAACCGGAGCCAGTAAAGCCAGCTTTAAACTAAGTCACTCGCTAAATCCCAATATATGTACGTGAACATTAAAATCGTCTTACCGGCTGAGAATATTGATCAGAACGGGCAGACAGCAAAAGAAGATAAGGAGGTTTTGGCGCGGGTAAATCCTGCTTCAATCGCTGCCTATCACCCTGGCTATTACTGGGGATCATTTATTTACCTGTCTGAAGGACAGGTACTATGCACCACACTAACATGCGAGGAGATTGACAAATTGATTGAAGCTCATTATGCTTCGTAACCTTCAAAACGCAAAACAATGCATCATCTGAAAAAGAAAAGGTTTGCATCCCTTAAAGAGCAGGGGACAACCGCAGAAGAACTGAAAAAGCTGATTCTGGAAGACGGTAATACCGAAGAAGAAGCGAATGCTTTACTCGCTGAACTGTTTACCGGCACGTCCCCCAATCCGTTGCCGACCGTGACAGCTGCTGCTGGTGGCGATCACTCCGCGCCCAACGTCAACCCGCCAGGTGAAACGGAAGGCGAAGCCCCAGCACAAAGTAAAGGTCATCCGAAGTTTGATTATAAGAACCTGACCGGTGAGAACTTCAAGAAGTACGAGGCGTATGTTCATGGCTTGCCATGGCATGACATGCACGATTTTCTCGTGTACAAGGTTAACCCGGTGATCACCGAACGTTATTCGGGGCTGAAGGATACACCCAAGGATATGACCGGCATTGACATCATCAACGACAGGCCGATCCATCAAACGAGAGTAGATGTTAAGACCGCGCTGGAAATGAACGCGCAGGTGCGTAATTCTGGCAGGTATTACCTGCTGAAATAATCAACCACTTACTAATCCCTAAAAACAGTGAACAATGTTAAAAGCTGAAGTAATTGCAAAACTAAAGTCCTGGGGGCTTGATACAGATAAGCTGATAGCAGCAGCAAAGGAAGAAAATGAGGTGGACTATGCTCTACCTGAAATAGAGGTCTTCAAAAAAGAAGATCTCGAAGCTCGTGATGCTAATAAGGTTAACGAGGGTAAGAAACTTGGTGAAAAGGAAGGTGAAACCAAAGGGAAAGAGTTGGCGGCAAAGGCGCTGAAGAAAGCATTCTCCATTGAGGATGACACTAAGGAACTCGATAAAATCGTGACCCTGGTAACTGATAAGGCTTCTAAGGGTGATCCTGTTCTGAAAGAGCAGGTAACAAACCTTATCAGGGACAAAGAAACGTTGACAGCAAAGGTAGGAGATCTTGAAAAGGCAGCTAAATCAGCCGCCTTTGATACTCAGTTGATCTCTTGGTTCCCAGCAGGTAGAACGGCCGATTTAAAGGACAGTGAACGCCTTATATTGGCTAAAATGGATCTATCCTTTGAAGAGGTGGATGGTAAAACTGTTGTAAAGCGCAATGGCGATGTTGTCCGTGATAAAGCAACGCAAAACCCTCTCGCAGCGGACAAGGTGCTGGCTGACTACTTCACTGAGCGTAAATGGGTAGGAAGTACCGGTACTGCTGGTGGCCGGGGTGGTAATGATACAACAGTTACGGGCGGCGCAGGCGGAATAAAGACGTTATCTGCTGCTCAGGAAGCATGGTTAAAAGATAATCCAGGCGGTAACACGGTTTCGCCTGAGTTCTCCAAATACCTCGATACCGTAACGAAAGACGTACCTGATTTTGACTTTTATAACTAATGCCGATGCAGCCAATCAACTTCCCAGAATCAAACTTTACGTTCGGTAAGCCCGTAGGCTAAACCGATGAACAGTGTCAAAGCTTGCCTGTCTATAAAGGTAATGTGCCCATCGACACGCAGGGCAATACCGCCCCGACAATCATATCTTGTTGGCAATTGACTGATTCAGAAAAAGAAGAAGTGGCACGTACTGGTGTGGTGTGGCTTTATGTCACCGGCACCGGTACGCCGCCTGTTTCTATAGGTACACAATACCCATTCGTAAAATAACCCCAAAGGCCCCGGTAAAACGGGGCTTTCTTTCGTATCTTTATAGCAAACGATAGATTATGTCTATAACAGGCGAACAGGCCATTGAACGGCTAAAGCATGCAGAGCAACTTTTGTCACAAAGCCGCGAACTTATAGAGAATTTCGAGCGGTATAGACCGTTAAGAAAAGAAAACATGCTACGTGATATACAAGCGTATGAGGAAAATAAGGTTTGCTATGATTGTGGAAAGAAGCCAGAAAAAATGATGGATATTAATGGGCTGTCATATTTATGGTGCAATTCATGCAACAAAAAACCGTTTGAATGACCACATGTTAGGGACGGTTATGTATCTCACTTTTGGCGCGCACCCCCAAAGAATGAAATAAATTTATTTTATCGATTATTTTATTGTAATAGATTTTATCTATACCTTTGATTCGAATTAGCTCCCCGCTAATTCGCCCAGGTGGTACCTGGTTCTTCTCGGGATGGTATCCCACAACTCCGGAGTGGTACTCCAACAACTCACAACATTCTTTCACACACAATCACATTGTACCATGGCGAACTACGCTACGAGCGTGCTTGCTAAAGGTCAGGCTATTGTTTCCAAGAGGAATCAAGCACCTGAACAGCGACGCAAGCTGCCTACAGTGATGGAGTTGGCACTCAAGAACCAGGAATACTCCATCCCCAATGCCGTTGACCTCAGAAAGTCAGACAAGCGCCCCGTTGAAATTTACTATCAGACAAAGATTGGCCAGCAGTCTGGCACCACCAAAGCATACAACCACACCGGCACTTATGGTGATAGCGGAAAGGTTGAGCTGGTGTATGTGTCTCATGTGGAAACCTTTTCGTTGCCTCGTAAGATTGCACAGAACAACGTGCTGACCTATCAGACGATGTGGAATAATCTTTATGAGGAACACTGGAAGAACCTGCGTAACAGGCATGATACCAGCGCCCTTGCCTTCCTGATTGCGAACAGGATGCAGCTCCCTGCAGCAACCATCAACCCTCAAATAGCGTCCGCCAATCCAGGCACATACAACGATACCAACTACGCACTGGAAATCGGTCAGGACCGTAAGGCGCGTTTCATGCAGATGGCTAAGATATACATGGCAGCCAGGTATTTTACCGGCTCCCTGGACGTGATAGCTGATCTGCAGACAGCAGCGGAATTCGAATTCCAGATGCAGCAGGGAACAGCGAACAACACGAACACCTCCTTCCAGTTCGGTGGCGCTTCCATAGGCACCACACAGGACGTTATTTCCAGTGCTTACCCGCTTGGATCGGCCCTATTCATGCCATCCAAATCATTTGCAGGCATGTACTGGAATGATCAACTGAACAAAACTGGTGTTAACGCTGGAGAAAACGAAATTGGCACACTTGGCACTCAGGAAGACCCGTTCGGCTCCGGTGCTCGTGCCGATATCTCCATGTATACTCAGAGAGCCGACACTTCCGCTAACACTACCGGCGGTAGTACTCAGGATATCGTAGATCAATGGGAGATCACCCTAACGATAGCGTATGCATTACCTCCGTTGTCTGTAGTTGGTGACTCTGTTGTTCATCTGATCGGCCAGGCATCCTAATACAATCACCTTATTAAAGCATAACACATGAAACGTTTACTTCTCGCTGTTGCGCTGGTGATTGGTATGGTAACGGCCTCCTGCGCTCAGTCAGCAACACTTATGCCGCTCATAGCCGGTGACACGGTGGTTAATGCCGGTACAGTAACCAAGACGTTCACCGCAACCGCTGGCTACTCAGCCATCGGTGTGCAACCGGTGATCACCAAGATATCTGGCACTGTAGCTGGTACGGCGATCCTTTATTACAGTCTCGATGGCACAAACTACCTACCAGCGGGCGACACATTGACCTTGGCCAACGTGACCACCAATACGGCACTATTCGCTAAGGTGACTGCGCCGGCAGTTTACTACCGAATCGTCGTTACCGGCTCTGGTACGATGTCGGCCCAAGTAAGATTATATCACGTGGAACGCAAATACAGCAACTAAAATGTACCGTCGAGACGAGGTCATAGCGGCACTATTTGGCAGAATCGGATTCAAACAACCGATTCAGCCAGGGTATGTTGATATCCTCAATGAAGAAAACACTACCAGCAAGTCAGGAAGGCACTTTGAAGGATTTCATGCAATGGTCACTATACCAAATATCAAAGAAGTGTGTAATGGTGATGTGACTATTACAGATGAGCAATTTAACGACTACCTGAAAGACCTGCAGGAAGATTGCATTCTCTCTGTTCTCGACGGCATATTCGATCAGCCCGAGGTTATCGAACAGCGCATGGAGTTTGAACGCGGCGATCAGCGGCCGGTCTTGATACCGAATGTTGGCCGTTTCGTTGGTCGTGAGATCAATATTGCGGCAGATCCAAGCAAGTCGGTACGTATCAATGCTGTCACGCTGACGTTTAATGGCGACAAAACATTCAACCTCTATTTGTTCGATGGCGCCAAAAGGACGGCCATTAAAACGCTCGAAGTCACCACGGTGACCGATAATCAGGTGGTTGTCACACCTGAAGACTGGACGCTCAACTACATGTCAAATGCATCGAAGTCCTCAATTTACTATGTGGGATACTTCCAGGATGATCTAGATGATGTCCAGGCATATGACGAGCGCCCATACACATGGAATTGTGGTAACTGCTACGGTGTGCGGCAGATCGAGGCCAACGTAGTGCCAACTCAGACTTATTTTCTCCGCTACAATCCGTTTATCACGAACAGGACGCACGGGCTGAATATCGAATTCAGTTCTCTTGTGGACTTCACAGAAGTGATAATCCGTAGCCCTCAGGTTTTCGACAAGGCGATCGGCCTGCAAATGGCGGCCATGGTGGTGGAAAGAGTTGTACATGGTCAGCGGTCAAACAGTACTCAGCGCATAGCTGAAGTCTCTGCACAGCGATTGTACAATGATCTTAACCTTGACATGGCTACCCCCGAAATGCCTTATTCATCCGGCTTAAAGAATCAACTGCGGAGAGAGCTGAAAAGGCTTCACGACAATTTCTTCCCGAAAGCGAAAGCCATATCAACGACCATAACTGATAACTCATGCTTTATACCAAGACACAACCCCTGGGGATAGACATCCCTATCCAGCGATTTCAGACCTATCTGCATGATAGGTTGCTGGACGAGTGGAATCTTGCCACGGGTCAATATCAGTGTTATGGTAGGTGCTATAGAAATCAATTAGAAGCGGGTTATGTGGCTGAAGTGTATACAGGTAACAACGAATACAAAGAAGTCTATCTCGATGACAGATATGCAGCAATCAGCTTCTTTGGTTTGACGGGCAATATGAAATATAAGGTGGTCAATACTGCCAATGTTCATCTGATATTCTTTGTCAACATCGAGTCGCTAAAGCAAGTCCAGCATAGAGGGGATGAAGAAGTTAGAAAGGACGTACAGACGATCGTTCAGCATGGCTACCAGGGATTCACATTGCAGGGAATCAGGTTAGGAATAGATGAAGTATTCGAGGAATATGCCGGTACTAGGCTCTCCGAACAGGAGAACATGGCAGGGCTGAAATTCCGGGATATGCATCCTTTCCATTGCTTCCGATTCGACTTCGAAATATTGTACAACATCAAAAATTGCTAAAACTTTTATATGGCTACTCTTAATCAGGTTGTTTGCCAGAGCATATTAAAGAATACCGGCTATGGTAGCTGTGTATTTGATTTCAGCAAGGCCGCCGGTGCAATCCGGGTACCTAAAGGTAAAGTATTCACTCAAGCAGAGCTCGATGCTTTGAGGACCACATTAGAGGCGATGCGGCTGGCGCCGAGTAAGTCCAACCGTATTTTCCCTCTTCACGGCTTCCAGGCAGTTACCGATAATTCTGAAGAAACAGTCTTCCAGACTCTTGGATATGGCAAGCAGGTACCTATTCGCGATGGTAATTACCGCTGGACATTCCAGTATGTTGATGGTGGGATGTGTTTACACATCGCTCTCCGGTCAATGAACTTTCAGGGATCATCTGAATGGTTGTTCTATGACGATAAGTGGCAGATCATTGGGACCAAGAAGACCGCATCTGATGGTAACCCTGGCTTGGCCGGCGTGCCGCTGACCTTCCATGTACCTAAATGGAAACTCAATGACGGGGCGAACGTAACTGCGTATACGGTTTATTTTGACATAGATTCCAAATATCTGAATGATAGCTTGGGATTCGTTATTGCTGACTTCAATCCAGAGGAAATTACAGGTCTGCAAAATATCGCCCTCAAACAAACCGGAGCGTCTGCCGCAGGCGTGTTTAAGATCCAGGCGCTTACCGGTTGCGATTATGCAAACCTGTATGACCTGTATAGCACTCAGCTTGCTGCTGCTGGTTTGTGGGTGGTTACAAATGCTACTACTGGCAATGCAATCACAATCACGAGTGTAGCCGCTGATGCCAATGCGAAGGCCTTCACCATTACCCTGAGTGCTGCTGATCCAGATTACCCGGGAACATCTGCCGGATTGGTAAATGTGTCACTAGCAGATCCCACGGTGCTGGACGCTGCAGATGTAAGTGGATTCGAATCAAATACTATTCAGGTATTAAGAGGGTAAGCCATGAGAAAGCCCATCATACATATGTCTTTCCATTCTTCCGTCAAAGATTGGACCTATGCACAGTTCGTAGAACGGTATAAGGATCAACTGACCGAAGACGAGATAAAATACTTCGCTACCTCTTTGGGATTAGTAAGTGAGCCGGCAGCAGGTATTTTGCCTGCGCCGGTTAATGTAGAAGATCTCGTACCCCCTGGAAGAGTTAAGAAATTAAGAAACCAGATCATATCCAAAGACAAAACCGAGGGCGGCGAGTAGCCCGCCCTTTCTTGTATGTGCCGGCTTTTGGAAATGAAAAAGCGCATTGAGTCGCTGAAGGTGATCGAGTTAACCGGTAAGAGTATCCGGCAAACCGATAAGGATCTCGTTGAATGGCAACGGGACCAAATGTTTCAGGGTAAGAAGAAGACAGGCGGCTCTATAAAGCCTTTCTACCGGCCATTAACGAAGAAAATCAAAAAAGCAAAAGGCCAGCCAATAGACAGGGTGACGCTGAAAGATACCGGAGCCTTCTATGACGCGATGATAGTTGATGTTGGTGCACAGGTATACAACATCACCAGTGAAGATAGTAAAACATCATCACTGGAAGGTAAGTATAGTACAGCAATATGGGGCTTGGGCGGTGTTTATCGTACCGGCTACCTGCAGCAAAATCTTCAACCGGCTCTTGTTAAAAATATTAAAAACATCCTGAAAGTATGAGGGTATATGAGCATTGCAGTGAGTTCCCTTTGTCCCGCTTTATCACCTGTTTATGTGATAATGATTACTCCGTAATGCTCATCGATGGAGAGGCAAGCAAGGAGGAGCTGGAACAGGCCTGGGCTAAGATTTATGACGAATACTTGGACCTGACCAGCAAGGACGGTGGGAATGACTTCCTGTTCCTGTTCAATGAATACGAAGCGCTGTTTTATAAACACACTGTGATCGAAAAATGTGTAGAGATATTGAGGTGGTGGCATGACGAAAGGTTGGTGGATATACTGAAAAAAGCGGGCTACAATTTCCCGTTTAATCACAACGACACAGAACGATACTTGAAAGATCTCGATCGTGTACTTGCCAGGTCTAAAAAGTTGCTTTTGGACATGGAAGTAAGAAGGGGCCAGCTGGATGCGATACAGAAAGCGAACGCCGGCGTAAAGATTGATCGGAATTACTTTGATACAGTGCTGGTTGCTCTATCAAAGTTCTCACAATATCATATAGATGAAGAAAAAACGACCGTAGGCAGGTATATCAACCTGCTTAATATGTATATAAACCATTGCCGACAATTAACAACCAAAGCCAATGCCTGATCGGATAGATAACCTTGTCGACCAACAAAAGATTGATGCTCAGTTTGCGCACCTCAACAAATTGATTGATGCGTTGGTGAAGAGGATCACCAACCTAAACATGTTGGCGGGGCAATTTAATCTGGGTGGAAGCGGCGGCCGTGGCGGCAATGGTGGATCAGGCGGCGGAGGTCGTAGTACATCAAATCAAGCCCGCACGGAACTTGAACAACTTATTGCGGCACAAGAACGCCTATCCCGGAGCACAACTGCTGCCGCTCAGTTAATAGCTCAATATAACTATCAGACCAACCAGCAGAATCTAGCAAACCGCCGTGCAGCTGCTGCTGCAACGAATCATGCAGATTCACTAAATGGCATGCGTGCTCGGTTGGCTCAACTTACAACACAGTACGATCAATATAGCCGTGCTCAAAGAAGAAGTCGTGAAGAAGGGCGCCAAACATTAACCCAAATACAGCAATTACAGAGAGAAATCAGGGCGCTGGAACAGGCAACCGGTAGATCGCAACGGAATGTTGGTAATTACCCCAAGCAATTGGTAGGAGGCGTTACTAGTTTCCTTGGAGCATTTGGTATTACCGCCGGAGTGGCAGGATTAGCAGCAGCTTCAAAACAAGCGTTTGATACAACAGTTCAACTGGATAGCCTGAATGCGGCGCTTAAACTGGTATCTAAAACCGATGCAGAGTACGCTGAAAACCAAAAATATTTACTTGGCTTGTCAGAGCGCTTGGGGTTAAACATAATTGATCTGACCAAGGCATATAAGTTGTTTTACGCTGCTTCTACTCAGGCAGGACTATCAGCATTCGCAACGCGTAAAATATTTACTTCGGTTGCTGAAGTTTCTGCGAATTTGAAGCTATCCCAGGAGGATACGAATGGAGTACTTCTGGCATTTTCCCAAATCTTGGGTAAGGGTAAGGTTCAGGCAGAGGAGTTGCGTGGCCAGATTGGGGAACGTCTACCTGGAGCATTTAGTATTGCTGCCCGCTCTATTGGTGTAACTGAGCAGGAGCTGAATAAGATGCTTCAAAAGGGTGAAGTTATAGCGTCTGAGTTTCTTCCAAAGTTCGCAGCTGAATTAGAAAAAACATTTGGCCGAGAAACAGAAGATAAAGTAGAGGGGCTGCAAGCTTCTATCAATAGGCTCAGTAATGAATTCACAAATGTTATTAGCAATAATCAAAGTGGTCTTAATAAGTTCTTCGCTTTCATTATTGACGGATTCTCTGGGGCGATAAAGTTAGTTGATGTATTCATAGCGCGGCTTTCAAACATCCAACCATCTGATTATCGTTCAGAAGTATTATCGACTATAGCAAAAGAAGGTAGACAGTATAATGGGAATATCGGACCAATCAAGCTGTTTGACAATGTGGGGCCGGAAGGTTTTAAGAAGCGTTATGACGCGGCTCTAAACGCGGCTAAAGCCTCTAATGATGCTTACCTGAGTGACTTTGCTCAGACGTCCAAGAAAGAGCAGGACATTCTCATCAATGGAATTAGGCAGTCGTTTATCGAGGCGAGACAGCTCAGAAATGAACTGGCAAAAACGGATAAGCGGTCACCAGCTTTTTTCGAAGCAGATTTAACCTTTCAACGAGAAGCCGATAGGTATATTCGAGCGCGAAGGATTATGCAAGATCGATCAATAGTCCCCTCAACCATAAAAACCGGGCCTACTGAAAAGGAGCTGAATGCTGCGGCTCGCCTTCGTGAACGTGAAATAAAGGCGGAGACCGAAGCCGCCAAAGCAGAGTTGCAAATACAGATAGAGCGGCAAAAGGCTATAATCGATAATGAAGAAGCCTCATTTGCGGCGAGGATGTCGGCAAGTGAAGAATATTACCGGCTAAAGAATGAGTTAGTACAAGCCGAGGCAGAGGGTGAGAAGAAAAGAATTACTGTAGAAATAGGCCGGAACAGAGCGTCAGCTAAAGAAATTGAGACGGTTGACAAGAAATCAAATAGAGAGATAGAAAAGAATAAAGAAGAGTTAGGAAAGAATGTTTTCAAGATAATCCGGGACAATGCTGATGAGCAGGTAAGGCTGATAATTGCTAGTGGAGAGGCCCAGAAGGAGTACTTACGCGAGCAAGCAATCAGTGAGTTAAAAGCGAGCGAAGATCTCTATCAGCGTGGCCTTATTACAAAAGAGCAGTATGAATCTGAAAGCCTCAGGATCAGCAATAAATATGACATACTGGAGCTGTATTCGGAACTAGATACCCAAAAGAAGATTTTAGAAATATTGAAGCAAACTGGCGTGCCGGTTGAAGAGCAGGAGAATCGATTATTGGAGATCAGGAATAAAATCAGAGAGAAGGATCTGGAGAATACAAGAAATGTAGAGAAGGCTAAAACTGAAGCAGCTAAAAAGGAAAATGAGAAAAGAGCTCAATACGAAAAAGAGTTCAATGATAAGCTGAAAGAATTAAGAGAGGAAGTAGTGGCCTCCGCATTTACTATTGCTGGAAGCTTTTTCGACAGGGAGAAAAACAAGATACAGGATCAGATCGACCAAATCGAACAAAGAAAAGAGGCTGAAATAAACGCCATAAATGCATCATCAAAGTCTGAAGAGGAAAAGGCGCACGCAATAGCTCTGTTGAATTCCCAAACAGATGCACAAAGAGAGTCATTGCAAAGACGGCAGCGTCAATATGACCAACAAAAGGCACGGTTCGATAAGGCGAAAACCATTACTGAAATTATTGGCAATACAGCTGCGGGCGTTACAAGGGCGCTTAGGGACTATGGTCCAGTAGCTGGAGCTGCATTGGCCACTGTCGTAGGCGCTATAGGGGCCGCGCAACTAGCTGCTGTTATAGCTCAGCCAATACCGCGCTATCGAGATGGCGCAGGCGTAAAAGGTAGGCCATCACACAAAGGTGGTCTCGCGCAGGTGAATGATGGCGGTAAGCTGGAAGTGTTGGAATCACCTGGCGGAGACGCTTATGTCGCCCAGGGAATGAATGCGATTGTGGATATGCCTGCAGGATACAAGGTCCACCCATCTATATCTGATTATTACGCCGCTACGTACGCTAACACATTTAAGCCTATACCAGTAATCGATTCTGGCGAAAAAGTAGCGAACCAAATAGTCGGACTTATAGCGGCACAGTACAAGCAGCAAACAAGTCATCTTGTTTCGGCTATAAAAGACAATCGGTCTATAATGATTGTGAAAAACACATGGTCCGGGCTACGAACCAGTGAAAAGCATGCATCAGGGATAAGGCAATACTTGAATAGAAACGTGTTTAGAAATGGAGAAAGACTTTAGATATTTCATAGTCGATGACTTAGGTAGGAGCTATTGGGTAGACGGCTCTGGAACAGTGCAAGTAAGCTCTTTGCCCAAGGAGTTAAATTATACGCCAGATGGATGGCAGGACAAAACCATTTCTTTTGGGCGGAATAGTCAATATCATGGACTAGTGAGAACGTTTTCTTTACCAATGCGTTTTGCTAAGGATGGGGGGCGCATACTCCGTTATATCTACTACCAGTATGGGATACAGGGGGTAGCCAATCTTGTAATACTTAAGCGTGATATAATATCGCACACAGATGTTTATCAAGAGTACTATACTGGCTCAATAGATCTGTCACAAATTGACGACCAGCAAGACAATGACACAGTAGAGTGTAATGTAATGGAAGGAGGCTTGTCAATGCTGATAAATGCAAACGAGAACACAAAATACGAGATCCCCCTCGACGACGATGCTCTCGTTCTTCTAAATGATGGCATATTTATAAAGGGGAGCGCCTCTTATGGGATTCAACAGGGCGAAGCTGGAACGGAATCGCAAACACTACTTGGATGTCTTTTTGTCGATCAGGAGGGGACTTTTAAAGATATTATATTCAATACTGTCTTTTCTTTTATTGCTGGTGAAACGATTCCGCCGGTGCCACCAAATACTGTTGATTATTTAATTAGAAACGATGGCGCTGACCAAGTATTTACACTAGCCTTTAAATTTAGAGTGACATGCGCCCTTAATACGGCGTATATTTTAAGACTAAACATATCGGACGGTAATAGTTATTTATCAACTACTATACCTTTTTCAGGAACCATAATTGATGACGCTATCTTAGAGGTGGATGTGACCACAGATGTCACTCTTTTGACCGGGCAACGACTAATTGTAAGCGTTACTGGCGGGTTTGGTAGCGACCCTCTTAACTACATGCCTGATGGAACACTTAAAATAACTTTCAATGCTCGATATAAGAGTACTACTACAAAGTGCTATCGCGCAATAGATGTTTTCAAGCAATTAATAAGTAAGATAACGGATGGTAAATATACAGCAGATAGTGCGCTTTTAAATGGCGCCGCTAGGGATTATGTCATTACTTGTGGTGATGCTATTCGTGGGTTGTCTGGGGCTAAGTTAAAGACCTCACTATCAGATTTTTTCAGATCAATAAATGCCAGGTTTAACATTGGTCTTGGTATTAAGAATGGGCAGGCTATAATAGAAGAAAAAAAATACTTCTATAATGACAATACTATAGTTGATTTAGGGGAGGTCGCTAGGCTTAGCGTATCACCGGCTGCCGATTATCTTTTCAATACACTAAAAGTAGGCTGGCCGTCTCAAAGCTATGATGACGTAAATGGGCGTGATGAGTTTAATAATACATTTCAATACACGACACCTATCACTAGAATCGCAAAAGAATTGGATCTTTCATCAGCGTATAGGGCTGATTGCTATGGAATAGAGTTTACTAGAATCAATCTTGAGAACAAAACAACAACAGATAACGATTCAGACAATGATATATTCTTTATTAATGTTAAAGATGATGGGGTTGGTGGCTTATTATTAAACAGGCCGGATTTCGACAGTTTATCCGGAGTAATAGCAGGTAGCTCGGTCTATAATGTATTGTTATCCCCTAAGAGATGTCTGTTGGAGGCAGGAAACTATTTGCGTGCTGGATTAGACAAACAGGAGACGAATTACCTGAAATTTCAAACCACCGAAAAAAATGCTGAATTAGTCACGACGCTAGATGGTGTGACTATCACCGAGAAGTCTGACGTGCCTATCAGCAGTTTGAATACTCAGTTATTTTTACCGATTCTGTTCGAGCTTGATGCGGAGGTTCCGACAAATATTGTAAATCTTATTGATTCGGACCCATATGGCTTGGTGAAATTTACTTGGCAAGGCAATCAGTATGTAGGATACATCATCGAATGCAGCCAACAGCCAACAATGAATCCGAAGCAGACATTTAAGCTGCTTGCCGGAAAGGATAATAACATGTTAAATCTGATCTGATGCCAACGAATATAGTCGACATACCTTTTTTGAATCCACTCCGGTTTGTGCCGGTAGGATCAACTGCGAAGAATTTCGATTCTGATTGGTATTTCAATCAGATAAAGAGCTTTGAGCAGCAGATTCAATACTATCAGAAGTGGGTGTATGGAGATGTGATATATCTGCAGGTACTTTCCAACTTCGCACCAGTTGTGATTGAGTTGCTTGACTGTTCGGGTAATTCGCTGAATACCTTCTCATTTACAGTCAAGAGCACTTCCCTGGTAAATCCCGGGTATACGGTTTATGAGTGCTCTATTCCGGTACCGACAATTGACGAGGGTGTGTATTACTTCCTGCTTAAAGTCGGCTCATATTCCTCTGTTCCGGAAGAGAGCACGCTGGAACAGTTCATTTCGGAACCGCAATACTTCTCAGCAGATGCTGAAAATACGATTCTCTTTCAATACAAAAATTCATACAACCGGTTTGATGTCATATTCGAAACAGGTATCAATTTCGGTTTTCGCTGTGATGCTGTGATTGGCGCTATTGATCCGCAGAGCAAAGACACGGTATGGGAGGACCAGCCGCTGAACCTGCGGACCATTACATCTACACCCTACCGGCACTTTAAGCTCACGATAGGCAATTCTTATGGTGTTCCCGATTGGGTAGTGGACAAGGTAAACCGCCTTTTTTCCTGCGATACTGTGCTTATCGACGGCCGTCAATACACGAAGGCAGAGGGCGCAAAATGGGAGGTGAATCAGGCTGAATTATATCCAATGCGCGGATGGAAGATAGACATCAGGGAAACCAATAACCGGTACAGCCTGCGCGGCCAGAACAATAACAGCCCTGCAGAGCAATTCGCAGTGGTTTACAATATCGAATCAAAAGCGTTCGGGACATTCAACGGAAATGCCTCAAACAATATCATTCAAGTAACGGAGGTAGAGTAAAATGCAGATCAACTTTACAGTCTGGGCGACCGGCACGGCATTGTCCAGCAACAAATTGAGATACATCGCATATGAAGCGGAAACGCCTTCAGCGGAAGTAGCGCGTATTACAGAAGATCCACCGCATACTTTCCCGCATGCGGTGACGTTGAACGTGCCTAATCCGGTCGTGCACATCGTTAAGATATTCTCCACACCGGATGAAAGCGCAGGAACGTTGATAACTGATTTTATTTACGACCCAACATACACCAACGTCGAAGTACGCATGCCGCTGCAGCTTATTGCTGGAGGTGGGGGTGAGTTTGATCCGGACGAGGATAGTAATCAGATCGTGATCCCCGACCTGGTCGAGTGGGAAGGGTTGTGGTATCCTGAGCGCCGCGCAAATGGCGGAACAATGGCGACGTATGAATACACAATACTTGCCGGGAAAGATGGTTTCGAGTTGGTGGGTGATGATACTTTTGCGGATGGTGAGTTGATCTGGATACACTTTAGTCCAAAGATCACAGTTTCGCAACCGACTTTCAATTACCTGAACCTGTTCACAGGTTATAACACTATAACTGGTGATGTGACGATAGATAGCACCCATTACCGAAAGCTCAATGAGATCGTCGCAGCCGGAACGACAGCTCCAGTCATTACGTTGCAAAAGCTGGAAGATGTGCCGAATCAGACGTTATTAGTCTTCGAGACATTCATGGGTAACCAGCGGCAAGTGAAGTTTATCACCCAGTCAGGACAGCCCATAAAGGCCAATAACGGCAATCGTACATCGATTTGCTTGGGGGTGAATGCATACATCTGGTTCCTGAAGGTGGCAGATGGATACCGCATCGTAAGTTCGAGCGAAGATCTCTGGCGCGTTGGCGCACAGGTAGATTCTGATGTGCTCCTTCCAAATACTCTTTGGCTGGATGGAGGCGGAATGCTGATCTCTGAATATCCAAGGACGTATGAGTATGTCAACGCGCTGCCAGCGGGCCAGTTATTGACGAAGGCTGACAGAGACGCCGGGGGGATATCGAAAGCTGGTTTCTGGGCAATCGACGAAGCAACAGGAATGATTTTTCGGCCAGACTACCGTGGCTTAACGCCGCGTTTCCTGCCTGGTAATCGCGGTAACGACAGTGGGAGAGACGCGGCATCATTGACCGGTAGCTATGATCCTGACGCAATGGCTAACCACCATCACTTTACAGCAATAGATCAAGGGTTTGATACCGGAGGATTCCCTGATACAGTAGGTAGAGCTGTAACAGCGATACGTTCTATTATTAAACGTTGGAGTAAAACATCTGGCGGCGGAAAGGAAAGCACCTTTTTAGCTGGGGCCGATGCGGATTTCCCTGGGTTACAACCAGCAATAGGCCCAACATCATACCCTCAAGGCACTACTACAGCGACAGAGAATAAGGTGAAAACTGTCGGCGTAAAACGTCTCGTCTATGTATAAAATGAGTTATTGGATTGTAAAATGATATAGATAAAACAGAAGTATGATCAACCGACTATTGGCTTTCCGGGTTAACTTCCTGGCAGCCATATTGATGATCACCAGCCTAGTAGTTGGTGCGCAAACTTACAAAGAGTTAGGGGGTACAGGCCAAATCGCGAATGGCCTTATGGCAAGGAATTATTTTCACCTGCCAAATGACACAATTCTTAGTGATGCGAAGAATAGCGATGTAGATACTTGCCAGCAGATTGCGAAGAAAGGCACGGATATTTATTCCTACGATTGTGCTCAGCATAAGTGGGTGAAGATTGTATCCGGTGTTGCTTTAGCAATTGATTCCGTGCGCCGATCACACGATACACTTTACTTCCATCGTACCACCGGTGGAGAGTTGGCCATCGACATGGACTATTACACGAAGGAAGAAAGTGACAACAGGTATGTACTGAGTCCATCAGGTAAGATTACATCAAACTGGTTAACCGCCTGGGATTATTGTATTGCTGCAGATGTTCCAAATATTCCTGATCCCGAATCGAAATACCTGATTGTAAACGGTACCGCTGGTGATACAGCCTTTACTGTCGTGGGAGGTACGGGCATGTCAGACTTTACTCCCAATTTCGCGGCTGTGGCCTATGCGCGGGTACCTAACCGCTACTTCAGCTTTTTCGTAGTCAGGCAATCAGGGAGCACATTTAATACTGACAGGCCGTTAAAATACAACCTGGTCAATGATACCATTCACTTCATGTGGAATGCGTATCAGGGCCAACACATGACCTGGTATGGTTACAAGGGTTATGCTGATATGATTTATGACTATCATAAATCGCTCGCACAGAAGGATTATAAGTTATATAGTTTCTATCCGGAAGATAACCCGAGTGTTCCCTTTGTAGCAATAAACGGCGCTACGCAAGGAGGTTTCATACCTTCAACATCTATACCCCAATTATACAGCATTACCACAGCTACAATTAATTATTCGCAGATAGCGACAAATCACCTGATCATACAGCAGGGAACTGTAGCCGGTCGAGGCGGAGAGTGGCAGGTGAATTTGGGCAAAAAGAATGGCTATCTGGAAACATGGGTGGGTATAAACCGCAACCTGCCAGGCTTTGCGCGGGTCCTGTTTTATTTGGATGGTGTGCTGAAAAAGGTGGACACCGTAAGGGGTGCAGTTCAAAAGTTAACATATTCCTATTCAAATGCCAGTACTGGCAAGATACAAGTCGTCACCGGCGACACGCAGAATACAGCTATTCGTATTGGTCGTACAATTTGGTATCAAACCGACATAGACACAGCGACAAAGGTCTATAACGGCGGGAAAATCATGTTCGTGGGGGATAGCTGGACACAGTTCCCCATCATTGGTGGTGTCAATTTCCAGGGCGTTACGAACAGATTTAAGGAGCGTTATTCCGCCGACGGAGGAGATCCTGCGGACATAATTAATGTAGGTCGCGGTGGTATGACTTCCGTTTGGGGACGCTATTGGTTGAATTATTGGCTGGCCTTACATAATCCAAAGTTCGTTTATCTTGAGTTCTACATAAATGACTCGAATTCCTCTTCATCTTACGGTGATCCTGGTGTAACTACCTGGAATTTTTCGAGTTCTGATCCTTATTCCGCCGGCACCGACGTGGATGGTAAGATCACGATGAGTGGGTGGCTGGACAATCTTTATGCGATGGGGGATACGGTAATAGCACATAACGCGATACCTATTCACTTAATGAATAGCCCCACGGCAAGTCTGACGCAGACACAGGGGCAATCAGTTTGGCATAGTGCGCTTAGGCCTGCCTCGCAGTACTACGACATTGAGACGTTCTTCACTAGCGGTGTTTATGCAGATCAGAGCATAACAACACCTGTGTTAAATGCAACTACAGGCAATGTAGATACTACTGTAACAAAGGAAACGAAAGGAGGAACGGCTGTGATAAATGGTTCATATTTGGTAGAATTGCAAGCTCTGAACAGCTCTACAACAACGGGCATGCTCATTTATCCAAAAGTGAATTATACTGGTAGTGTAGGGTCTTTGTTTAAGATTCAGAACGTTCCAACAATTGGCAGTGGTACTGTGTTTACGGTTGCCAATAACGGCTTAACGACATCGGCCGTCGGGTTTTCTGCGGGCGTTAGCGGGTATGCTATTCCACCATTTACGATCACCTATAATGCGGGTATAGCGCGCATTTCCGCTACTAATAGCACAACTGTCCAGGATCTTTACATCGCAGATAGTCTGACCGGCGTTATCCGCTTGAGGGCGCCGGCGGTGCTGGCTAATTACACTACCAGCACTCTGCCTACATCGAGCCTCAAGCGCGTAAAAGGCGCACTGGTTTACGATACAGATGTAGATAAACCGGCCGTTACAAATGGGTTCTCATGGGACTATCTGGCAAAAGAGAGTTTAGTATTGTCTCGGTATGATAGCAGTACCGCAAAGAACAATTTCATCCGAAACAGTGCGGCTTACGCGGGATCGCCTCAGATAGCTGATATTCTGAATGTAGGTACGATGCGCAATGATGGTCCCCTTATCGTCAATGGGAGCGCAAGGTTTAACTTAGGCAGTGACTTAAAATGGGACATATGGACGAGAGATAGCGCTACTGGTACTATGTTGCGTATACCAGCCGCTCCATTTGGATACACATTGAAAGCAGGACCAGGCGGTAAGCCGGAATGGAAAGATCAATCAGGTGATTTTATACGTAACCAGCAGGCGGTTGTACAAACTGGAGATTACAATATTTCAGGAAATGGTATTGCTAATAAGTTTCTTGCGGCAGCCGGCACTTCTGGTGGCGCCATGACGCATTACACTATGGCTACCACTGGGTTTGTCAACCGGTTCACATTAGATTTAACCGGAACTGAATCAGGAAGTAATGCAGGTGGCAACTGGCAGTTGAACAGGTGGTCCGATGCGGGCACGTCATTAGGGGCGGCACTATTCGCACGTCGATCAGATGGTTTTGTTGGTGTTGGTACAACATCTCCAACCTACAAACTTTCGGTGTCTGCAGGTGTGATGTATGGTGACGGCATTGGAACAAGTATTGTGACAAAAAACACGGACAATACAGCAAGTATTACAAATGAAACCGTGTTGAATTGTACCACATCGATTACGCAAACGTTGCCTGATGCGGCCAGCGCGAATTATGGTAAGATATTCATCATCAATAAAGACTATCCAGCAGGATCGCCAGTGACGGTAGTATCCAATAGCATTGATGGCGCAGCAACGTACACACTTACAGACACTGTAAAGTCGATAACTGTCATCAGCTCAGGAGTGTCATGGAGAATCATTAGCACTAAAATCGGTCCCGCTGGATATCAGGCACAAGCAACGCCAACACTTGCCCAGGTGACGACATCAGGTAGTACTACAGCAAATAGTATAACTGTTGGTGATGTGAGTACCAGCAACGCAACAGCATACAGTTCTGGTGGTATAACGGCAATTGGAAGGAACAATACGTCTGGTAGACTTGAAACGTTTACGGCAGGAAGTGTGGTAGCATTAAAAGATTTCTACACCGACCAGGGAAATACGTCAACAAGTGTGGGGATCAGTAACGCTCTATACACATACTCAATACCAGCGAACCGACTGTCAGCAGTGGGAGAAAAAATCACAGCAGTTTTCGGCGGCACCTTTGCTACAAATGGTAACACTAAATCTCTTGGTGTGGGATTCGGTATACACGCGAACATAGGAAGCAACTCAGTTACACTGAATGGTGTAGGATGGATTGTCAGAGTCACAATTATTAGAATCAACTCAAACACGATCCGAACTATCGTAGAATTACCTGGAGTTGATGCGGTTGTTGGCGAGTATACATCTATAGATTTTACAGTATCTAACGATCTGGTCCTGAGCGGTGCTGGTGGAGGTGCTGTAAATGATGTTGTAGCGAAAATGGGTTCAATCAAATGGGAAACAGCAGCTCCTTAAAAATAAATTCATAATGGCAAAACTAAGTATCAAAAACACAAAACATGCCAGCCCTGCGTGGATGGTTAACTTAACAGCCACAATGACCGCAATTACACTTGTGATGCCTGGACTGATAGATAGAATGCCCGGCGGCATCTCTGACTTAACGAAGGACTGGCTGCGTTGGACGCTTGAATTTATTACCGCTGTAGTAGGGATCATCACAGCATTGTCTAAAAAATCAGAAGACGCATGACCTGGGAGAATCTAAAGTTTACCGGTAGGGATATGATATTGATCATCGGCCAGGTGATCACTGCAACTTCATTCATACTAATCATGAAGGGAGATATACGGACCCTCGTAGAAGGACAGCAACGGATGGAGGGCAAGCAGGATAAGTCAGATCAGAGACAAGAAGCATTGCGGGCAAAAACAGAAGTAGAGATCAATGAATTAAAGGTGCGAGTGAGTTTACTTGAACAGAAAGTCGCTGATCTACAAATACAGCGCGATGCAAACGTCGATTCACATTAAACATTGAAAATGAAAAAATTACTATTAATTCTGACCGTACTCAGTATCAGTTTTGTTTGTAAGGCTCAGATGTACTCTGAAGGCGCGTCAGCGCAAACTTCAAGAGTGATAAGCAGAGATACTATAGTACTCCGGGCTGGCAATCGTTCATGTCACCACTTATTCGTGAGCAGGGAAGCAGAACAATTGCATAGAGAGGCAGTATATGCGGTGCTAGTCGTCAGGGGGTGCGTAGCAGAAAATGAGGACTATCTGATTTGCAGCAAATGCTTATGTCATCTGAAAGTTACCTCACACAATGAATGTGTAGCCTTTCGGTCGTATAGCGAATTGCTGAGAGAGATTGAAAAGACCGATAAAACGCAGGAGAAATGAAAAATTACTATGAAGATAAACCACTCGTCCCCTACCGGAAGACCAGTGTGGAGATGCCTGCAGTGGTTGAGTATCTTAAAAAGGCAAATGCTCCGACGGAGGTAAAACGAGCCGCATACATCATGTTCCGTTTTGAGTCAGGCAACGGCACAAAGGGGTTGAACAATAACTACGTTGGCGCCCAGGCAGACAGTGGCCGATGGCCAACTAAGTTTGATTGCATGATCACTGGTGTCGTAAAAAAGGTTGAGAACGGGACAGGAAAGGAACGACTGTTTATCGAGTTCTCATCCTGGACAAATAGCCTTGACTTCCTGCTCGAAAGGGTAGAGAACAGGGGGTTATACGTCGGAGGGGTTGAACGGTTGATTACCAAGAAACCGGTAAATGATGCCCGCAGCCTGGCCATTGCCTACAAAAAAAGTTGGGTACACGGCAGTAATAAGTATAAGCCCACGGAACAAGAGATAGCAGCCTTCCTCTCAATGTACCGGCAAGCAGAAAAGATATTTCCCTGATTTTAGATTTTGGTTGATAGTACGGCGGCCGGGTATTCATGCCCGGCTTATTTTATTTCTTTATCTTGAAAAAATTATTTGTTTTTTCAAGATAAATGTGTATCTTTGAATTGTTAATGAAACAACAAAACCTCAAAACTCACAATCATGAACATTCAAATCGCAATTCACGAATCAGCAACATCTGAGAAGGTAGAAAAATTTATGGACCTGGATTCTTTTACTGGAAACTTCCAGGAGGCATATGAAAACAACTTGATAGAGGGTTGTTTTATGCAAGATGGTGAGATAGTAGCTCGTACAATCTACAATGACATCCTTGAAGGTATAGTAGTTGAAAATTAATTGTACCCCTCCGGGGGAATTAAATATGAAAAAAAACAACAATCACGGCGGCGCCCGGAAGGGAGCTGGCCGTCTTTCTGCGGAAGAATTGGGCATTGAGAAGCGGGCACACTTCCCGCTTTCTGTTCATCCATCAGTAATGGAGGCATTCAAAAAGAAATATGGGCGAGGGTGGAGTCGGCGTGTAGAGGAACTGATAATATCAGATTTGCAAAATCAATCATAGGGCTTCGGCCCTTTTTTCCTTCCTTTTAGCCATCTCTATAATCTGCTCGGCGGTCATCCGGACATTCCTGATCTCATCGATCTGAGGGGATAATATGCGGTAGTAATCTGCAGATAGCAGACGTACGCAAGCGGATGCTGCCCGCAATTTCTCCAACTCTGCTTTTTCTGCTGACGTTATAGAACCAGTTATTTCGGCGATTATAAGCGTCTCAGCTTTCCATTCAGATCGCCTTTCTCCTGTTGTATTTTTCATCTGGAACGAAGTATTGTTTGATCAAAGCAACTATACCAGGTTCGTGTGAATCAGTTACATCAGTGATTTTTATTACCTCCTGGTCTTTTCGTTCATAAAGTATAGTCTTCCCGGCAATGCGAGCTTGAATAATGTTTTTTCGAGGTAGTTTCGTGAGTACTAACACTTCATCATCTGCAGCAAATGTGAACATCATATACGTGGGTTTGAAGGTTTGTGGTTGCAATATACGAAATTAAGTATACGATCGTACAGGTATGATTGTATAGATATAATTATAATAAAACTGTATATGTTCGCTTTCAGATGCAGAATGACGAACATATTAAGAAACAGTTTGGTGCGAGGATTAAGCAGCTTCGTGAAGAAAGAGGGTGGTCACAGGTTGACTTATCCCACGAAGCTGAATTAGATCCGGGCTATATCGGAAAAATAGAAAGAGGAACCATGAACCCGGGCCTCACTTATATCTATGCGTTAGCCGAGGCGTTCGGCATCACTGTATCGGATTTGCTCAAATACTAATTAATTTCCCCCATCAGACATTGGTGATCGTGAAGGAAGCTTCTTAATAGCATCTTCGCCGGCAGGTGGTCTGTATCTTTGATATGTTTTATGGACATATTTGCTGGTAGTATGCCCAAGTAGCCCAGCAACCGTGGCAACCGCGACACCCGCGTCCTGAAGTAGAACTGACATAGAATGTCTGAGCGAATGCCATGTAATATGTTTGCTGATGCCAGCATTTTTTACCCACGTCTTCAACACAAGGTTTGCCCCATCTTGTGTCGGCAGATCAAAAACTTTCCCGGTTCCTCGTTTCTCCACTACTTGTTTTGCGATATCATGGAGGGGTATTTCAACACGTTGTTTGGTTTTCTTTTGGGACTTTAATACTACACTATTGGGTTTAATATCCTGCCACTCTAGGGGCTCTATATCGCACCAACGCAAACCAGTATATAAAGAGAATATCGCGGCCCGGCGAACCTCTTGATTGCTACAGGGAGTATTCATTAACTTTATATATTCATTTGCCTCTAATATATCTTTTTGGTGGCTGGGGTGAACCTTAACTTTTACATCCTCTGCTGGACTAACCCTGAAATATCCGTCCTTCATGGCTGACTTCAGGACGCGCTTGAATCGCATGAAATAATCCCCAGGCGTTTCGCCTTTCAGGTTATCAAGCAGATATGAACGAAAGCGTTCACAAAGGTTCTCTGTAATCTCACTTGCTGCAATTCTTTCGCGTCCTAAAAATGCCTTAAAAGCAGTTAAGCTGGCAGATAAACTACGATTGCCGGGGCGTTCATTAGCCTTAACAAAATCATCGTAATAATCTAGGAAATTATCTCTGAGCTTATGTGAAGGTACGTAGCCGGTGGCAACGGCTTGCAGATCAAGCAAAAGCTGAGATCTTTTCGTTTCCAGGATTGCTAATGCCTCCTTATTATAATTTTTCTGCGCCTGATCTTTTGGTTTTGCCCAGGTAAAAATCCCGGTTGCCCGCCTTTGGCCTGCGGCCTTGCCCCATTCTAAATAATGCCATATCTTAGACTTGTCTCGGGAAAGCTTTGTGGAAATAGAAATAGTGTTCGCCATAACGTTCGCCAAATGTGGGCCAAAAAGCCCGGTAAAACGTGGAAAAAATTGGATTTAATTGGATGGCAATATAAGTAAAAATCCCCGTAAATACAGTGTTTACTGTACCTACGGGGATTTGTCCGGTGCCCAGAACAGGAATCTTAATATATTGATTATCAACTTGTTTTGTTAACTGTTCGCCTAGTATTCGCCTTCATAATCGTAGATTCCTAGCCTTTTGCAAAATATTACTAGGCGCTCCTGCCATCATTTTGTCTAATTCCTCCCTTGAGTAATAGCCCGCGGAAGTCTTAAATATGCCGAATTCTTGGCATTTCTCGGCGAATCTGGACCTTTCTAGGTTAGTGTATATATAAGCCTCCTCTGGCTTGAGAAACGGCTTAAAACACATCGATATGGCTTTGGTTATGATCTTCTCTTCATTGTTCATATTCACTGGTTTTACTCTATAAGTATGGCGTAATGTCTATGTTCCAGATTGGCTGGCCAGTACCGTTGTGCTCCGGCATGTATTTACCATCCTGCTTATCATGACGGACATACTTTGTGAGGAAATCCACTTTCCCGTGACGCTCCACCCGGTAGATAAGACCTTCGATCGGATCAATGGCGCCATGACACTTAGGATCTAACAATTTAATAGCCTTATCTGGCAGCATAGGGCCTTTCCCTACCAAAAAAGGGAAGTCGAAGTAAATACCGACTCTATTTATAAATTCGTCCCATGTAGCTCGTTCAGCTTTCCTAATCGGATCAAACTTCTGCATTAGATCGAAGGCTACGAATGGTTCATGTGGCAGGTTATACCTGGTTCCATGGGCCTGTGCAAGCCACTCGCCACATATCCTTTCTCCTTCTTGCAGCACTGAGTCGAATCGTGCGGCATTCAGTTCAACCCATTTCGCGAATATGTGATGTTGCTGATATTTGGATGTGGTGGCGACATATCCCGCCCGGGTAATTGCCAATATCTTTCCGTCAACCTTTGCGACGGCCACGTTTGATCCGTCCAGCTTTTCCTGAACGATCACCCGGTCGTGTTTGTCCCTTGTTTTTTCGGTGGCAATTCTCGCCTGTCCTTCGCTGATGTGGTAGTCACCTTGTCCGAGCCTGCTTCCAGGAAGGTGGGGGATACTGCCGTATGATCTATGGCCTAGTGGTTTATTCTCCATATATGCTGGTTTTTATAGTCGTATGTCAGATTAGCTTTCCCCATTATCGAAAAGTATATCGGACAGTATTCGGTGATTTTTGCGTCTAAAAAAGAAATATCTTCCAGATGATACGCTCCTTCAGGATGCTTTTTGGATGTTTGTTTTCCGGCTTCTTGGCATTGTCTCCACTGTTCCTGACAATGAGCGGCCATATCCTTCAGTTCCTGCTTTTGCATGTCAAGTTTGACACAGGCAATAGTTGTGAATATCGCCCACAGGACTGCAGTTATCATGACCGCAATCGCAGATATTAAGGTTTTGTTTTCTTTCATTTGTTCACTGTGCCGGTAACCGACCGGCGGCGGGTTTATCGTTTCTTCAATTGTTTTCTGAGTTTTTTGATCGTGATCTTTAGCTTTTTAACCTGGCTTATTTTCCTTTTCTTCTCACCAGTATCATACTGTCCATACTCGTTTATTCTGGTTTATCAATTCTTTTGAAGGATACTACCCATACCCACGGATTGGCCTCCCAGCTTCCGGCGCCGTTGATGGACTCCCATAGCGATTTGAAAGTAAAGATGTTGGGTTCAATCATAGTATTCGTACATCCTTCTTTCTTTACATCTGACAAAGGAATGTCCTGTAGGCGCTCCACTCGTATATCTGTGATCTTCAGGAAGAGGCGACAGGCCTTGTACGGCATGAAACGAGCAAGGCGTTTGTGCCATGCGGAGGTATAAGGATCTTTATGATGCCTTCCCTTTCTGAAATCTGCTGGTGGATTGTCCGAGTACAGCACTTCGTCCGTCTCAGCAATGAACATCCACTTTTGTTTGCCCGTAGCTGTTTTAGTATCCGGTACCGGCACCCAATGACCGAACCGGTAATGTTCTTCGCGAACCCATAGAATGTCTCCAATTCGGCCATATGGACAGATGTTCAATTCAGGGTCAATAAGAACTTTCTGCAGGTTATCTATACTGCCGGAGAAATAAAAGGGCTGGCCGTTAGATTTAGAATCCCACACCCATTGCCAGTCAACAAGGCCTGATAAGTATGGTTGCGGTTTAATTATCCTCCTTGTCATTGTCTTCCTTCCTTCCAGGATCGCCGCGACCATTGGGACTGAGAAAAGAATCGGTTTTTTACTTATCATTTTCATTAAATATTAAAAATTCAGAATTTACAGAATACCGGAAAAATCCCCTTCAGACATTTTTCCGATCGCAAATACATTTGCTGCGTACAATATTTTTAATCAAACACAGTGAACAATGAACAAATTATTCAGTAAGCTGATCGCTACACTGTCTGTAGTAGCTTTGATCTTCATTTGCGGTACTTCCTTTGCCAACAACCTTACACCACCTACAAAGAATGTTGTCGGTAAGTATGTCTTTAAAAGAACACCGCCAACAGTTGGTTCTTATGTCCGCGTTTGGGGATCGCCTGGTCTGCCGTGCTATGAATGGAGCAGCACCGGCGATAACCCTGGTAATGCACTCTGGTGGGTGAATAAAAAGATGCAGGTAGTGGCTGTTTACTATAGCTGTGATGGCGTTCAGAATGGCGCAATGACCATCAAAGCTATCCTGCCGGGATCACCCTACAATAACTACCAAACCTCCTGGCCATCTGACATGTACTCGCCGTGGTGAATTGAATCAGCCTGAGTCAATGGCCCCGGTCTATCCGGGGCTTTTTTATACATATCACTTGCTAATATTCCTCCACTTTCTTTACTTCGCACCATGGGAATTGAAGTGTTTGATATTAAATACCGGTATTACGCTCACAATTACTCTGCTGAAGTGACCAAAACAGGCAACCTATACAGAGTAAGTCCGGAAGATCCAGGCCACGCTGAGATGTTCGGAGAATACGTCTTAACAGAGAATGCCGGCAAATTCACATACACTAAGAAGCATCCTCACCACCTGGAGTACCTGATTGCGGTGTCGATAGCGCTGTCGAATTGGAAGGGTTGATATCCGGTTGTTTTGTTCTGGTTATGCAAGGCGGTTCCGTTTTTGAATATGACCCGTTAATAAAGAATTCAATTACGGTTGATCCCTTATATTTTTCTACGGGGCAATGTTTGCATTTAAATAATGATGAATGGTATTTTCTATAAACAAATTCCCACTCATGCTGCCGTATTATCTCCATCTGTTTGTGTTTTACGTGTGATGCATTTTGGTATTTTGAACGTCTGAATACCATTACCCAAATACATCCAACCATTTCTTTGTGAAAGCTTATGAAGCGGGGCGCGTTGACACTGACAATGCTTACACTGCCAATATCCAGCCATTCTAACCCATTCATGCTTTGTTATCTGTCCTTTCATCGTTGTAGCTATTTGCGCAATTAGCCCTGCAAGCGTTGCAGCAATTGCATGTTGGTACATTTGTAAGATCAAGATTAAAACAGTCCTTTTCGTCCATTTGACAGGCAGCAACTCTGTCTATATTGTCTTCCGGCAAATCACCACCGCATGTTTCACATGTTATCTGTCCTTTCACCATTTCAAAGGTTTTTGTCCACTGTAAGTAAGTATGTTCTTCATCAACCCAATTGGTATACCTTCCTTCCACCTGTTTCGCCAGAAAGATGATTTTAAATGCCGTTTCTGTGGCTTGATCAGCGGATGACCCTTCATCCATTCAACCAATTTACCTTCCCATTCTTCGTAAGGCGGATGGATGTAATTACTTGTTATCTGTCCTTTCTGTGGCATCTGAATGAGTTTATAGTCGACCTTTCTTTGATGATCGTATCTCTTTGATAGCCTTCTTCGCCTGTTCTGCGTGAGCTTTAGCTAACTTAACTAGTTCTTTTTTAGCTTCTCCGTAAGTGTCGAAATAAGGCCCGTTTACTGCATACTGGCCGTGCGTCTCAGCTATGCCGTATTCTGATGGCGAATTATAATAAGATGAATACTTCATTACTCTTGCTCCTTTTCCGGGATTATTCCGCGTTTAGTCAGATAGGAGTTAATCTGTTCATCGGTTTCCCCCTGGCATCCCAATAGATACCGAACTTCCATTTCGATGTTCTTCATGGCAATTTCCGCCGACTCCATGTTTAATTTTATCCATTTGTCTTTGAGGCTTTGGTGCAATTTCTGATAATCCTCTAGCCCTTCCCTTCCTGCATATGATCTTTTGTGATGTTTTCTTGCCATCATTTCTGCTATTGACCTAAGCGATACTTCATAATTCATTTTGTTCCTCCTTTTCCGGGATGTACCCGTTTTGTTTGAGATAGTTTTCGGCATAGTTGTTGCATCCTTCTATATCAGCAGCGAATTCTTTTATCGCCTCTGCTTCTGCCCCTATCGCGTTGTACACAATAAACCACGCCTCTACGCCTAGGCTTTCTGTACTATCGATGTTGTATAAGTGACATGCAACGCGTTCTACTCTTTCTTCGTAAGTCATTTTTCGCCGGTTTTTGTTGGTGATGGGATTAGGCCGCTTTGTACCAGTATTTCATTGGCATAATAATCCACAGAATTATCAGTAGGATATTTACAGATGCTTCTGTGGCTCCATCCTGCATTATGAGCTTCCTTTGCGACTTTCGCCATCTCAGCGACCATTGCGCGGGCTTTATCCATATTTTTATCTATCGAAATTTGCCAAGCAGTTCTACATGCGTTATTGGTGTCCAACTTTGCCATAGCCCAGCCAGGGAATTCCACTTGCGCCAATACCTCTGCTATCCGGCGAACTTCCGCTTCGTGTGTGTCTGTTTGAGTGCTCATGATTCATGATAAATTAAAACGTAATCCCTATCCTCATCAGTAGCGCCTACTATGTCATCACATACATCAAGGTCTTTTTGAAACTGCTCACCGATCATGACCCGCTTATCGTCAGGGAATTTTGAAAGTATATCCATAAGTTCTTTAACTGTCATATTACCGCGTACCGCGCCCGGGTGGTTTAAATGAAATCGTTTTCATCCGTTGTGATGGTGATCTGAATTTGAGCCTTTCTTCCATCAGGCAGGATGATTTCACTTACTGCGTGAGAGATGGCTGAACAGCTGCCAATATCGTCATGTATATACCTGGCAGTTTCTTCATATTCGATATAAGAAATGTCGCTGATCGTCTTCATGATATTGCGTACCGCGGCCGGTGCGTTTTATTTTTGTGGTCCAATAGAATCGATTTCGCTCCGCAATTCCCTTTCTTTTTTCGCTCCGTCAATTATGCCGATCCTGTACAATAGATAGCATAAGGCAATTACATCCAGAATGATAAAAACATATAGCATCAATTCAAGCGTTGTCATTGTTCAATCTTTTTGCCTATCGAATCAATTTCGTCCTGTATGTATTTTTTGCCAAGCCCATATCCATATCCAACACCATGTAACCAGGACAATCCTATCATAAGTATAATGCCTATCATGATAATAATAACCGTCGCTTGATCGTATGCATATACTATCATGGCTTGAAGTTTAAGAGGCTGTGAGGAATCGGGCACCACTTCACTACTCGCCAAGATGTGCCATCAAAATCCTTGAAAACATGACCGTTCTCATGGAACGCTACGATGAGACTAGGCGGATCGTTGTTAATGGCATCATCACACATGCATATATGTGGCGTTGATTGATCTTCCGGCAGGCGTTCCGTTACTGGTATCCACTTTAGCGCAGCCCATTCGGCACCTGCGATGAATGCATCAGTAACTATACCGCCTTCTTCAAGGCTCAGTATTTCTGCAGGGTCCTGATGCTTTATGTATGCTGCTGCGGCTTCCTGTATTGTCTGGTTCATTGTACTGGCAAGTTTTTAAACTCTTCCTCTGTAAGGAATACAAAGTCAATTTTATACTCACAAAATGATGAGATGGCTACCTGGTCGTCTGAATCCAGGATAGTTTGTCTAATTTCCTCTGTAGCTGCCGACAATGTTGCATCTACATTGTCATTATCTACAGTTCCAATTACCCACATGTCATTGTCGGGAGTGGTCAGCCTTAAATAAAGTTTTTTGTCCATCCTACTTGCTCTCCGGGTTCGCACCTCCGGCGGTGTTTATTGTGGATAAATAATCGCTTACATCGTCGTGAAGGGATTCAGGCAGCTTACCGTTAAGACAACGTTTCAATAGGATGCCCATTTCGGTTATTTGCCGTTCAAGGGCCTTGAGATACGGCTGGTTCTCCCTTTTCTGTGTCTCCAGCGCCTGCGTGAGTGCTTCGACCTGGAGCTTAAGCTCAGCGTTTTCGGCAGCCATGGAAGGAGGAAGGGTAATTGTGATCCCTTTGTTTATGCAGTTATTGCACATACCTAAATGATTTTGTTTTCCAGTAAGTAAATAAGCATAGCTGCACGGGATTGCGCTTCACTGGCTGATTTTTGCTCATGCAAATGATGGAATACAGATTCGCCGTACCAAGAGCGGTAGACTCCTTTAAATTTATCGAAAAGAAGATACCTCTGATTACCAACATCATCTGGTAGCAGTTGACCCAATTCTGCCACCGTGAATGCAGCATACACCTCATTTTTTATCTTCCCGCTCAACGCTTCTTTCAGTTCCTCATTTGTTTCAATAGTCGGCGATTCCGCTATGATTTGCATAGGCTTAATTGGGTATGAAGTCTTACCGTTAACTATTTGCTCATAGAAATAGTAGGTAGCGTTTTGTTGGTCGATGCCAAGTTCTTTGAGGCGCTTAGCCTGTTCTAAGGTTATTACCTGGTCTGAGAGTTTCATTGGTTCACTGATTTGTTTAAAGAAGGGGAGGCCCGGATTTATAATCTGATCCGGGCCGGTTTGTTTAATCGTGATCGTACTCTTCGGTCTCGATGGTACCGTCCCTGTTCACGGTAACCTTTACATGATCACCAAACAGGTCTTTGTAAAAGTCCTCTGGTATTTCCCGAAGAACGGCACGTATCTCATCGATGGTTCTTTCGAGGTTGTTCGGCTCCCTGTCCTTGCGTGAGTAAGATTGCTCATAACCTTCAAGGTCATACAAGTCTTCCCCGTTCACGTAGATGTCGTCGTTGTAAACCGAAAATGTACACTCATCGCCATCGTTAAAATAAGGCGTGTACTGGTTCCAGGAAATGTTTTTGATTGTCTCGTCCTTCTGCATGAGCGGTTGAAGTATCAAAGGGAACTCCTTTTGAAGCTCGGAAACCATTTCTTTACGCTTTGCATCGAATTCGGCAAGCTGCTGCTTGATTTTGGTTAAAACCTCCATGTTAATCTATGATTGATTGTGAAAAATCCTGTTTCTGTTTATATAGCCGTTTGCAAGACTCAGGAGTGCCGCGACCGTTCTGCATCCACTGTTTGAACTCCATTTCCTGAATGAAGTCCTGAGGGGTGGGGATAAACTTTTGACGGTAATCTTCCAGGATGTGTTGTTCGCACACGTCCTTTACAGATACTATCTTCCCATCCGAGTTGGTCATTACCTGTCCGAATATGGGAATCATGACTTCCTGTATCCAAAACATAGTATGGGTAAGAACACGGTGCCTATTGTCAGGGAAGTAGCCTTTGCTGCAATCCATCTTGGCGTGAATGGCCATGTAATCCTCCATCTTGCCGCCATACTTTTTGGCAGATGATATTGCGTGTATGTGGGGTGCGCTCATTGTTCCTTTTTAAGTCGTGATAGTTTAAACCCCTTTGCGGCTGCCCACTTTGGGAATCTTTCGACAAAACCGTTGCACATATTGCAGCAGGGCACCATCTTGTCTGTGTTTAGCAGCTTCTCTGCCGTTTCCTTCCCCTCCAGATGATGCATGCCCTGGGAAATTCCGGAACACTCAGGAGATCGGATCTTACAGGGTACGCCTTGCCAGAGGGGTCGAGTCTTCTCTGCGTACTCCCGGTTTGCCCGCTGCCGCTTCTTTGAGTACTGCGCGATCTTGTA